CGTACGATCCTGACCAAGTAGATGCAATAGTTAACCAATACGTGTGAGGTAAAGAATGGCAACCAAAAGACTACAAGACGATTTGCCTGAAGGCGAGAGTGTGCAGCTAGAGGATGTTGACAACGAAGTTGAAGACACAGAAGATGGCGGTGCCATTCTGCGTGAGAAGAACGATGAAGACCACGCTACAAAGCTTGCACACTTTGCCAACATAGTTGACGAAGTAGATCAAGACATGCTCAAGACTGCCATCAGTGACTTGATGGAAAAGATTGAGAACGATAAAGAAGCCCGCGAGAAGCGTGACAAGCAGTATGAAGAAGGCTTGCGTCGTACTGGTCTAGGCGACGATGCACCAGGCGGTGCTCAGTTCACAGGTGCCAACAAGGTTGTGCACCCGATGCTTGTCGAGGCCTGCGTAGACTTCTCTGCACGCTTTATGAAGGAAGTCTTTCCTCCTAACGGCCCTGTCAAGAGCAAAATCTTAGGCATACGTGACAAGTCTAAGATTCAGAAAGCTGAGCGTAAAGCTGAGTTCATGAACTGGCAAACGACTGAGCAGATGGTTGAGTTCCGTGGTGAGCTAGAGCAGCTTAGCACGCAGCTGCCACTTGGCGGAGGTCAATACCTAAAGTTCATGTGGAACCCGCTGCATCGCCGTCCTAACTCAGAGTTCATTGCAATAGATGACGTCTACTTGCCATTTGCAGCAACTAACTTCTACACCGCTGAGCGCAAGACTCACGTGCAGTACATCACTAAGTTTGAGTATGGCAGGCGCGTTAAGTCAGGCATGTATATTGACGCAGACTTAGGAGTTCCTGATGATCCTGAGTTCAGCAAGTCAACGCAGGCTAACGATAAGATTGAAGGTCGTAAAGACCTGAGCTACAACGAAGATGGTCTGCGTACCATTTACGAAGTCTATACGTACCTTGACTTTGGCGATGGGCCTGAGCCGTATATCTTAAGCATTGACAAGTCGACCAACATGGGCTTGGGCTTGTACCGTAACTGGGAGCCTGATGATGAACGCCAACTTGAGCTTGACTGGATTGTAGAATTCCCTTTTATTCCATGGCGTGGTGCTTACCCAATTGGTTTGACACACATGATTGGCGGCCTGAGCGGTGCAGCTACAGGAGCTCTGCGTGCTTTGCTAGACTCAGCACACATTCAGAACGTGCCTACGCTGCTTAAGCTTAAAGGCGGTCCTGGCGGTCAGACTCTAAACGTCCAACCGACTGAAGTAGTTGAGATGGAAGGCGGAGCCTTGATAGATGACGTGCGCAAGCTTGCCATGCCTCTGCCATTCAACGGCCCAAGCCCTACATTGTTCCAACTCTTAGGCTTCTTGGTCGATGCAGGCAAAGGAGTTGTGCAAACGTCCTTTGAAAAGCTGTCTGATCAGAATCCTAATCAGCCTGTCGGTACAACCATGGCTCTTATCGAGCAAGGCATGGTGGTATTTAGCTCAATTCACAGCCGCTTGCATGGCTCAATGGCTCGTTGCTTTAAGATTTTGCACCGCATTAACAGTGCTTACTTGACCATCGAGGACATTGAAGCTCAGTCGCAAGGCTTGGAGATTGATCCTTCGGACTTTGATGGCCCGATGGACGTTATCCCTATCAGCGACCCTGCAATCTTTAGTGAGACCCAGCGTTTTGCGCAGACGCAAGCCATCATGCAGCGTGCTTCTGCAATGCCGCAGATGTACGATGCGCGTAAAGTCGAAGAGATGTTCCTTCGCAATATGAAGGTGCCTGTAAATGAAGTTTTGCAGCCTTTGCCTGGCAGCGAAGACATGGACCCTGTCTCTGAAAACGTTGCAGCAGCAATGGGCCGTCCTGTTTATGTGCTGCCATCGCAAGATCACATGGCGCACCTGATGACTCACATGCCGTTCCTCAAGTCTCCTTTGTTTGGCTCAAACCCTGCCATCATAAAAACGTATCTGTACCCAATGGCTACTCACTTGCGTGACCACATACTTAACTACTACTTGGTAGAGGCACACAATGCTGTTGATAAGGCACAAACAGAGGAATTAATTGCTGAAGAAGCAGAAGACCAGGTCAAAGTTATTTTAGAAGTGCAGAAGTTTATCGAGCAACAGCTTGCTGGCTTTGCTCAAGAGCTTGCACAAATCGATGAAGCTGCTCAGCAGTTTAAACCTCAGCCACCAATGCCGCCTGATAAGACCATGGAAGTTGCGCAGCTCAATGCACAAGTCCAAGGCCAAGCAATGCAGCAGCGTATGCAGGTTGATCAGGCTAAATTGCAAATGGATCAGCAGAAAATGCAATCTCAGCAGCAACTTGAGCAGCAGAAAATGCAGTCACAGCAACAGCTTGAAACGGCTAAACTTTCTGCACAACAACAAGCTAACTTTGAGAAGACTCAAGCTGAGCAACTTAAACAACAAGCCGAGAACGAACGCCTTGCAGCTGAGCTGCAAGCCAGAGAGCGTATGAACACGGCTGATAACGATACGGCAAAACTTCTTGCTGCTGCAGAGATGGCAACAGGCGAGAAGGTTGCGTATAGCACCGGCACAGGCATTAACCCAAACCCTTAAGGAGAACACCATGAGCGACAAACCAACACCAGGCACTGTTCCTATGACAGGTGCATTTGTAAAACAGAAACACCGCCTTGCGGCAGGCGAAAAACTAAATGGTCAGACCTTGCCAGCTGCGCCATCAACGCCTAAGACTCCTGCGTGAATATTGAGTCACAACTTTTGAATCGCCTCAAGGCAGATCAGCAATCATTTGCTGTTGAAGCCTTGAAGCGTCCTCAAACTCGCGATACTTTCGAGTACGGGTATCGCGTTGGAATGGTTGCCGGTTATGAGGCGTCAATCAACGTGCTATTAAAACTTTTAGACGAGGAGAAAAACTTTGACAATGACCTATGAGGACGCAATGGCGGAGGCTTTTCCAGCAGTAGATGCTGGCATTCAGCCTTTCGGGAGCCGTGTTCTGATTCAGATCCGTACACCGAAAAAGAAATCAGCTGGTGGTATCATCATTGACATACATGGTTCTAATGAAACTGAAAAGTGGAACACCCAGATTGGCAAAGCAATTGCCTTGGGCCCGCTGGCGTTTAAGAATCGCAATGACATGAAGAGTTGGCCAGAAGGTGACTGGTGCAAAGCAGGCGAATTTGTTCGCGTAGCTAAGTACGGTGGTGATCGCTGGGAAGTCAAGATTCCTGGCACAGACGATTCTGCAATGTTTGTTATTTTCAACGACTTGGATATTATCGGGCAGGTAACTGGCGACCCGTTAGCAATCCGAGCATTCATCTGAAAGGAGATGAGTTATGGCTGAAGTTCTAAAAGAAGACGACGATGAAAAAGGTGGTAATGAGCAAATCGTTATCATTGAAGATAAAAAAGATCTGACTAAGTCAGAGGAAGATCAAGACAACCATGAAGATGATCGCACTGCGTCTTCTGCTGATGAAGATGAAGGCGATGATGATGGCAATGACCCTGAGCGTGCAGCAATCCGAGAGCGACGCCGACTTGAAAAGCTTGAGCGTAAAGACAGACGAGACCAAGCCATCAAGCGTGACAAACTTGAACTTGACTTCCTACGCAAACGCAATGATGACCTTGAGCGCCGTGTATCTGTTCAAGAACAACGCTCACACCAAGTAGACCTTGGCGGTTACGATCAGGCTATTGCCAAAGCAGCCGAAGAGATTGATCTAGCAGAGCGCGTCATTGCTAAAGCGGTCGAGTCAGGCAATGGTGCTGATGTAACTCAGGCCATGCGCTATCGCGATCAAGCGATTCAAAAGGCTCAGCAGCTTCAGTATGCCAAGCAGCAAGCAGCGCAGCAGCGGCCACAACCGCAGGGTCAGCAGATTGATGACATGACCATGCACTACGCCAAAGAGTTCATGGCAGAAAATCCATGGTATGACTCACAAGGCCGTGACGAAGACTCTGCAATCGTTATTGCTATTGACCAATCTTTGGCCAAAGACGGGTTTAATTCACAGACTGAAGAGTACTGGGATGAATTGCGTAAACGAACTGCCAGGCGTCTGCCTGAAAAGTTTAAAAACCAACAAACCCGTGAAGTCAAGGAAGAACGCACACCTCGTGGCGGCCCTGCTGTAGGCTCTGGCCGTGAGCACGCGCCTACGACAACACGCAAGGAGATTTATCTCAGCCCAGAGCGTAAACAAGCTTTGATTGACGCTGGAGTGTGGGATGATCCTATTTTGCGTATGAAGTACGCAAAGCGCTATTCTGAGTACGATCGTGCCAATAGGGCATAAATTTACTCTTCTGAATTTTTAGTTTATAATTGATTCCAATCGCTGAAAGGAGCGAGTATTATGACAGACGAACGCTTGAAAAAATCCGCAGGAGCAGGCCGTGAAAGTCGTGCGATGTTAGATCGCACAATCACACAAAACCGAGAGGTGACCGAAGACGAGCGGGTTGAAATGTTCCGTCAGCAGTTTTTTCAGTCCTCTTTACCGGACTTACCGAGACTCTCCGGCTGGCACATGTGCTGGCTGACCACGACTAACCCTCGTGACTCGATCCACATGCGGATCCGACTGGGCTATGAACCAGTTAAGCCAGAAGATGTTCCTGGCTGGGAATACGCAACCCTTAAAACGGGCGACTGGGCAGGGCTTATTGGGGTGAATGAGATGTTGGCTTTTAAGCTGCCTATTTCTCTTTATGAGAAGTACATGAAAGAGGCGCACCACGATGCTCCTCTACGTGAAGAAGAAAAACTGACCGATACGGCAGATTTTCTGGAGCAGCAAGCGCGTTCATCTAAGTCGCGGATTACGCAGGGAGATGGTAACCTGGAAATAGGACAACAACGGGAAGCTCAATTCGATCTTTCCTGACGCAACCTTTTAATCCATTTAGGAGCAACCTATGTCTTCGACTAGCGCACCATTTGGCTTTAGAGCGAGTTTCCACAACAGTGGTCAAATTCGACCTAAGGCTTACACAATCGCCAGTGCTTATGCGGCTAATATTTTTAGCGGTGACCCCGTTAAATTGGTAGACGCCGGTACTGTGCAACTTGGCACCTCTGATGGTACCCGTTCAGGTACTGTTGCTGGTATTTCATTGCTTGGCATTTTTGCCGGTTGCCAATTTAACGATTCTTTGGGCAAACCAACGATATCTCCTTATTGGCCTTCAGGCACAACGGGTACAGAAATCATTGCTTACGTATATGATGACCCTGAAACCTTGTTTAATGCACAGTACAGCAACCCAGGCACTCCTGGCACTACGACAATGCAAACTGCCGTTGGTGAAGAAATGGACTGGGTCGTGGCTTCACCTGGAGGTTCTACCTCAACAGGTTTGTCAACTACTCAAATCGGCGTCATTGAAACCACATCAGGTCAATTCCAATTGACCGGCTTTGGAAATGAAGTCGGTGATTCAATCACAGACGCGTATATTGTAGCGATTGTTCGTATCAACGAACATCAATACAAAGCATCCGTCAACTCAATCTAAGGAGGGTTAAAAAATGGCTACCCCTATGCGAAGTACGGACTTTAGATCCGTAGTTGAGCCAATCCTCAACGAAGTGTTTGACGGTGTGTACGACCAACGTGCAGATGAATGGAAGATGGTTTTCCGTGAGCAAAAAGGCATTCCTCGTAACTACCACGAGGAACCTGTTTTGTACGGTTTTGGCGCTGCGCCTGAACTGCCTGACGGTATGGCTGTTACTTACCAATCTGGTGGTGTGTTGTTCCTGCAACGTTACCTCTACAAAGTCTACGGTCTGGCATTCAGCTTGACCAAAGTCTTGGTAGAAGACGGAGACCACATTCGTATCGGTCAAACCTATGCCAAACATTTGGCACAGTCTTTGATTGAGACTAAAGAAACTCTGTCAGCAAACGTTTTGAACCGTGCATTTAACAGTGCGTATGTTGGTGGTGACGGCGTATCGCTGATCAACACTGCACACCCTATTGTTAGCGGCACATTCAGCAACCAGCTAAGCACGGCTGCTAACTTGTCACAAACTTCACTTGAGCAGTTGCTCATCCAGATCCGCAACGCTGTTGACAACAACGGCAAGCGTATTCGTTTGACCCCTGAGAAGATTGTTGCAGGCCCTTCTAACGTGTTCCAAGCTGAAGTTCTGTTAAAGAGCGTTTTGCGTACAGGCACAGCCGATAACGACATCAACCCAGTTAAGTCTATGGGCTTGCTGGCTGATGGCCAAGCTAACTTGTCACGTATCACCTCTTCTACCGCATGGTGGATTCAGACTGATGCACCAGAAGGCTTGAAGCTCATGATGCGTCGTGGCTTAGAGAAGTCTATGGAAGGTGACTTCGAGACCGACTCTATGCGCTATAAAGCTACTGAACGATACACAGTGGGTTGGACTGACCCACGTGGCTTGTACGGTACAGCTGGCGTTTAATAAAGAGGGGGACTTTGGTCCCCTTCTTTTATGTTTTTTCTGGGATTTTCCGGCGTATCTGACAGTACCCAGCTGACGTCATGCAGACAGATACCCACCAACTCGCATGAGAGGAATTTAAAATGGCTTCTACTACCTTTTCCGGCCCAGTAACGTCTACAAATGGCTTTATTGGCGCTTTGACCGGCAATGTGACCGGTAACGTAACAGGCAATGTTGCAGGTTCTGGCAGCATCACGCACGCTACAACGGCTGCAATTAACGCCACAGCTACAGCCACCGCAGCAGAAGTTGCTACTGGCTACATTACATCCACTTCTGTTGGAACAGTCACCATCACTTTGCCAACAGGCACTTTGTTGGGCGCAGCGCTAAGCGCAGCTAAAGGTACAATTTTTGACCTGTATGTTGACAACACCGCTGGCGCATCTGTTGTGACTGTTGCTGTTGCCACCAACGGCATTTTGTCTAGCGGTGCAGCAGACACTCCTGGTAGCTTTGGCGACTTGACCATTGCTGCTGGCGCAACGGGTTTGGCTCGTTTCACCATCATGTTCTCTAGCGCAACGGCTTACGTTTTTACACGTACTGCTTAATATTTATCCAGGGCTTGTCCCTGGATTTTTAAACCAACGCTCAGGAGATACACATGGCAGATGCAGTAACCTCACAAACGATTCTTGACGGTGAGCGCTTGTTCATTGCCAAGTTTACAAACATTTCAGACGGCACGGGTGAAACCGCTGTTTTGAAAATTGACGTTTCTACGCTTGCTCCAAATTCTTTTAATTTGGCTTGCAACGGTGTCAAAATCAACAAAATTTTTGGAACAACCCATGGTATGGAGGTCCGCATTCTTTGGGATGCTACTACTGACCAGTTTGCATGGCAGATTCCACAAAACTCAAATTACCTGATGGACCTTTCGTCTTTTGGTGGTATTCCTAACAATGCAGGCGCCGGTAAAACAGGCGATGTTTTGTTCACAACAGCTGATGCATCAGCCGGCGACATGTACAGCATTGTGCTTGAATGCACAAAAACTTACGCCGAAGCTTAAGATAGAGGCACACGGTGACCGAAGACGCTATTCAAACAGCTCGTGAACTAGCTACTCATGCTTCTGACATTCGGCATTTGCAAGATGATATGGACAAGATGCTAGAGAGCATGAAGGCCATGCAAACAACTTTGACTGCTATTGACAAAACCTTGTCAGAAGCCAAAGGTGGTTGGAAGATGCTAATGTTGGTTGGCGGCGCCGGAGGCGCTGTTGGGTCTTTTCTGACTTACTTAGCTAATTGGTTGCCCTCAAAGTAAACACACAGGAGATATATCATGACAGTCGGAAAAGTTAAAGATTTTGCTTTCTCATCAGGCAAAATGACTAAAGGTTTTGCTAAAGGCGGCAAAGTTTCTGAAGCCCCAAAAATGATGCGTAAAGAAGTCGTGGTGCGTGAAACCGTTAAAGCTCCATCAGCCCCTCAAGGAATGATTAAGAACCGTGGTACTTTAGGCGTCATGGGCAATAAGAATCCTGGAGAGACTAGCAAAAATACTGCCCCTAATTTGCCGGGTGAAAAAATGATGATGAACAAAGGCGGCAAAGCTATGATGGGTGGTGGCATGGCCATGAAAAAAGGCGGCATGGCCAAGAAATGTTAAGCAAAGATTGAATTATAATTTGTCAATACTGGGCGTGCTGAGACAGCTGCCATCTGACTACTAAAACGGGGTTAGTATGGCATACTCAGGTACAGTGAGCACAACGACATTTAATGCTCTGAAGGTGGTAGACCACGCCTTTAGGCGTTGTCGTCTGCCTGCTCAGGCCATATCTGCTGAAATGCAGACGTATGCTCTAGAATCTCTTTATTTGTTTTTGTCAGAGCTAGCCAGCATCAAGACACCTAGTTGGTGTATTGAGAAAATGGTTTTGCCAATGTATGAGAATCAGCCTATTGTCACCTTGCCTAATGGCACAGTAGAAGTTCTTAATCTGAACTATCGCACTATTCAACCAGTAACAGGCACAACTACAACTACTTCAACATCTTATACGGTAAACTTTACGACTCAAACTGTCGTGGATATTGTAGGAGTAGAGTGGTCAGGTGCATCAACTCCGTTGACTTTTCAAGTCAGCACAAACGGCACTACGTGGGTAACTGTTGGAACTTTTACAGATACAGCAAGCTCAGGAGAGATTGTTTGGGTTGACATTTCTGGAGCGTTGGCCTTTCAGTATTTTAGAATTACCTCTACAACAACTTTTAATTATGCTGTGGTGAGTCTTGGCAATATGCCGCAAGAGATTCCACTAGGTCAGTTGAATCGTGATAGCTACGTTAACCAGAGCAACAAAGTGTTTCCTGGCAGACCTAGTAGTTACTATTTCCAGCGTGATTTGCCACAACCTGTTGTAAACTTGTGGCCAGCCCCATTCTTGGCAGCTGAACAAGCTCAATTAGTGCTTTGGCGGCATCGTCAGATTATGGATACTGCAAACCTGCAGCAAGACATAGAAGTGCCTCAGCGTTGGCTCAATGCCATTGTTGATGGCTTATCGGCCGAGGTTGCCGCTGAGACACCGCAAGTTGACCCGCAAATGATACCGGTGCTTGAGCAAAAAGCAGCTATGAGCTTGCAGCGTGCATGGGATGGAGATAATGATGGTTCGCCCATCCAGATCAACCCAGGCATTGGGGTTTACACAAGATGAGTGTATTCTTAGACCCTAGTGGACAGGCTACGTATGGCATTGCTATATGCGGCCGGTGCTCGCGCAAAATGTTACTTGCTGAGTTGTCTCCGGACCCAAATTACCCAGGCCTAATGGTTTGTGAAAAAGACCGAGATGAGTACGACCCGTACCGTCTTGCACCTCGTCGACCTGACCAGATTGTCCTTCCGTTCAATCGCCCTGACACACCGATCAATACTCACCCCGCTGGTGTAATTCAAGAAGCTGGCGACTTGTTTATCATTACAGAAGACGGTAATGAGTATTTGGAGTTCTAAATGTCTGATGTCCCAAGCAATCTAATACCAACCAGAATTACGCAGCTGCCAGTAGCTCCTGTGGCTGATGAAGACAGCTTGATGATGATTGTCTATCAAGGCAATAATTATCAAATTCGTGTAGGCGATTTGCTTTCTGTATCTGGAGTGCCTATAACTAGGCAAGTAATTGCCGGTACTGGTATGACAGGCGGAGGCGCTCTTTCTAGTGACGTGACGCTCAGTGTTGCTGTTGCTGGAATAGGAGGCACTCAGCTTGATTCAACAGGGGTGACCCCTGGCGTTTACGGTGATGCTATTAACATTCCGGTTTTTACAGTTGACACAAACGGTCGCTTGGCTACAGCAACAACAATTCCTGCTGCAGTACCATCAGTCACCGGCACTGCTAATCAGATTGCAATCTCGGCAGGCCCAACAGTTGCCATAGCCAACAACCCGGTTTTGCCTGGAAGCGGCGGCGTTGTTGTGCCAGCAGGTACTACTGGACAACGAGGCACGTCCATTGACGGCAATTTGCGTTACAACTCAACAACAGGTTTGTTTGAGGGATACAGCGGCGGTTGGGTTTCATTTGCTTCTGGTTCTGGTGTTACTTCGATTGCAACAGGCACAGGTTTAACTGGCGGTCCAATTACCTCAACTGGAACAATCTCTCTTGCTAATACTGCAGTAACGCCTGGTGCCTACACAAATGCAAATTTAACGGTTGACCAGCAGGGTCGAATTACTTTAGCTTCAAATGGTACGGCTTCTGGCGTAACTACATTTAGCGCAGGCACTACCGGCTTTACACCAAGCACCGACACAACCGGCGCAATTACACTAGCAGGCACACTGATTGTTGGTAATGGTGGTACTGGTGCAACAACTTTAACAGGCTATGTCAAAGGAGCTGGTACAACGGCCTTGACTGCATCTTCGACTATTCCAAACACAGACATTACTGGTTTGGGAACCATGTCTACGCAGAATGCAACTTCTGTGGCGGTTACTGGTGGCGCAATTGATGGCACAACAATTGGCGGCACAACTGCTGCAACGGGTGCGTTTACCACAGTCACTGCGTCTACAAGTGTTACTACTCCTACAGTTCAAGCAACAGGCTCAGGCGGTTTAGCATTAAAAAACTTATCAGGTGCTACCCAGATGTTGATGGGTGCAGGTGGGGGTGATAACTTAGCGGTCAATGTATCTACAAACCTAAACGGTATTAACGCGCAGATTGACGTTAGTCCTACTGGTACAGGCCATGTCCACATAAAACCTACTGGTTCAGGTTCTATTGAAATAGCACCAACAAGTGTAGGAACTATCAATAACATGTCCGTTGGTGCAACAACAGCATCAACAGTTAGAGCGACGACAGTTACCACGACAGGAACTGGAAGCCCGACCGATGGCTCTGGTCAGGTTTACTTAAATGGTGCAACTAGCAACAGAATTGATTTCAATACAAACGGCACAGGAGCGCCGGCATTTACAACAAGAAGTGCTGGTACTAAATTAGTGCTGTATCCTTCACTAAGCGGTAGCGTAGCTGATTACGCTATAGGTATTAACGCCGCAACAATGTGGTCTAGTATCCCAGAAAATAATAGTTCATTTAAGTTTAAATGGTATGGGGCTACAACCGAAGTAGCAAGTTTAGATGGTGCTGGTGCATTTACAGCTGTCGGCGGCATCTCTGGAGGCACATTCTAATGATTGAAGAATTGATTGAGCGTTTATTCCATGCTAGGAATGCAGCTCACATTGCTCACTGGAAAACTAAGTCCTATGCTGAACATAAAGCCCTTGGGCACTATTACGAGGATGTGATTGAAAAGCTTGATGACTTGATTGAGGCTTACCAAGGCACTTTTGGCATTATTGGTAATGTTGAAGAGCAAGAGAAAAGCATTGCAAAAACAATCCACGATGATATAATTTGGTTGAATGAAAACCGTAGCAAAGTTGCTAAAGGGGTTCCAGCCTTAGAGAACATCGTTGATGAGCTCACTGGGGTGCACATGAGAACCCTTTACAAACTTGAAAATTTGAGGTAACACTATGGCACAAACAGGGTACACCCCAATCCAGCTTTACCACAGTACAACTGCCAGTAATGTTCCGCTGGCGGCTGACTTAGCTGCCGGTGAGTTGGGCTTAAACATCGCGGACATGAGGTTGTTTTGCGAGAACTCTAGCGGTACGGTTGAATTGTTGGCGGCTCCCGGCATTCCTCGTTCTGGCTCTGCAAAAACAACTAGCTATGTTCTTGCTACAGGCGATGTAGGCCAATTAATTGAGGTAGGCGCAAGCGGTTCTATTACTATTCCAGACGCTACGTTTTCTTTGGGTGACGCAGTGCTGTTATTTAATAACACCTCTGGCAGCATCACAATTACCTGCACAATTACCACGGCGTATATTGCGGGAACAGACGCTGATAAGGCAACGATGACCTTAGCCACTCGCGGTTTGGCAAATGTTTTGTTCATCAGCGGTACAGTCTGTGTGGTTGCTGGAAACGTGAGCTAAGAATGGCATTAGTTCTCAAAGACCGAGTTAAGACCACGACCACGACAACTGGTACGGGTACTGTCACGCTTGGCTCCGCAGCAACTACTTTTCAGAGTTTCTCGGTCATTGGTGACGGGCAGCAGACTTACTATGTGATCTCTGACGCAACTGACTGGGAAACTGGTATTGGGACTTACACGGCTTCTGGCACGACTCTCTCACGTACGCAGGTCTTTGAGTCTAGCAACAGTGATGCGCTAGTAAACTTTGCTGCTGGTACTAAGGATGTGATCGTAGGTTATCCATCAACGGCTACAGCAGGTGGTGTGCCTAACTGTGATAACAGCAGCATAGGTACTGATCTGGCGGGGTTCTCAACGTTTCAAGCTGCGTTACAGAGCGGTGTAACTGGTGGTGCGTTGTTTGGGAATAATAGTACCAATGGGATTGTGAGTACGTATTCTTTGGTTTATACGGTATCAAGCGGATACATAGGCGGCGTTCTTGCGCCAAACGGTGACATTCATTTTGTTCCAAGAAGTGCGGTTAGAGGACAAAAAATATCTGCTATTGGAGTAGTCAGTACATATTCGCTTGTTTATACCGTAGCAGGTGCATATGAGGGAGGCGTACTAGCATCTAATGGTGATATTAACTTTATTCCACTAAGTGCAAATAGAGGCCAGAAAATAAACGCATCAGGCGTTGTATCAACTTATTCTCTGATTTATACAGCATCAAATGCTTACAGTGGTGGCGTATTGGCTCCTAACGGCGATATTTGTTTTGTTCCATACTCTGCCAACAGAGGGCAAAAAGTATCAGCCGCCGGAGTGGTTTCTACTTATAGCTTGGTATATACAACCACAGGCGCTTATAACGGTGGAGTTTTAGCCCCTAATGGAGACATACATTTTGTTTCAGAAAGTGCTGTTGTAGGTCAAAAATTATCCGCTGCGGGTGTAGTTTCTACTTATAGCTTGGTTTATACGGCAGCAAGTGCATATGAAGGTGGCGTATTAGCGCCAAACGGCGATATTTATTTTATCCCTTATTCTGCCGCTGTAGGCCAAAAAGTATCTGCTTCCGGTGTTGTATCCACATATTCTTTGGTTTATACAACAACAAACGCATACCGAGGAGGCGTATTAGCCCCAAACGGTGATATTCATTTTGTTCCTTATAGTGCTAATAGAGGGCAAAAAATATCAGCATCCGGAGTTGTATCTACATATTCTTTAATTTACACAGCAAATACTCATGCAGGTGGTGTTTTAACTCCAAACGGAGATATTCATTTTATTTCGACTAGCGGGGCAGTAGGCCAAAAAATCTCCACGAATCCCGGTCAGCCATTAGGCCTCGGCGTATGTCTGAGTTCATTCCTTAATAAATTCTAATTATGACATTCGTTATCCGTGATCGCATATTAGTAACCAGCACCACTACAGGCACAGGTACATTTACACTGGGCGCGGCTACTGCTGGCTATCAGGACTTCTCTAGCATTGGTAACGGTAACACCACGTACTACACAATCACCAACGGTACTGATTGGGAGGTGGGCATTGGCACGTATGCTACTAGCGGCACGACATTAGCCCGTACACAAGTTCTATCCTCAAGTAACAGCAATGCGTTGGTAGATTGGGCAGCAGGGTCTAAGAACGTCTTTGTGCCACAGCCCGCTATCAATACACAAGGAACAGCGCCTACAGGCGACAACTCGTCTATCGGTACAGATCAGGTAGCGTTTAACAACTTCCAGAAGAACCTACAGGCCAGTGTCAACGGTGGTGTGACGTTTAATAACAATGGCGTGGGTGGCATTGTAAGTACGTATAGTTTGGTTTATACGATAGCAGCAGCTTATAGTGGCGGCGTTCTTGCCCCTAACGGCGACATACACTTTGTTCCAGCGCAAGCAAACAGAGGTCAAAAAGTATCCTCAACAGGTGTTGTCTCTACTTACTCATTAGTTTACACGGCAGGTTTTTATAACGGTGGAGTTTTAGCGCCAAACGGAGATATTCATTTTGTCCCTCAAAGTGCACCAGTTGGACAGAAATTAAATTCTTCCGGCATCGTATCTACTTATTCTCTGGTTTACACAAGCTCGTCTGCTTATAGCGGTGGTGTTTTAGCGCCTAATGGGGATATTCATTTTATTCCCAGAGGCGCAAATAGAGGGCAGAAAATATCAACAGCGGGAGTTGTCTCAACATACTCTTTGGTTTATACAACAACCAGTGCCTATGTAGGTGGTGTTTTAGCCCCTAACGGAGATATTTATTTTGTTCCTACTAGTGCTGCCGTAGGCCAAAAAATATCAGCAGCAGGGGTTGTCTCAACATACTCATTAATTTATACGGCAAGTACTGCTTACTTTGGTGGTGTATTAGCCCCAAACGGGGACATACATTTTATCCCATATGATGCCGTTATAGGTCAAAAAGTATCTGCCGCTGGCGTAGTTTCTACTTATAGTCTTGTTTATACAGCAGGGACATACAACGGTGGAGTGCTTGCGCCAAACGGAGATATTCATTTTGTTCCTTATGCTGCTCCAATAGGACAAAAAGTATCTGCGGCTGGTGTCGTTTCTACATATTCACTGGTTTTTACAACAGCAGCCGCTTATATTGGGGGCGTTCTAGCACCTGACGGAAGTATTTATTTTGTTCCATCTAATGCTGTTAGAGGCCAAACAATCTCTACCTGCCCTGCTATTCCCTTTGGCTTAGATACCTGCCTCAGTTCATACCTCAATAAGTTTTAAGGATCATCATGGCGTATGTCGTTAAAGACCGAGTAAAAGTAACCAGCACAACGACAGGTACGGGAACCTTTACGCTTGGCTCGGCTGTTGCTGGGTTTCAAAGTTTTGCTGCGATTACTCCAAATAATGCTTGGAACATTGCTACCTCAGTTTATGTCCAAAGTTTCTCTGTATCTTCACAAGAACTAGCGCCACAAGCCATATTTTTTAAATATGACGGCACAAAAATGTATGTTGGAGGGAATACTGGCGACGATATAAATGAGTACAACTTATCTACGCCGTGGAACATTTCAACCGCGACTTATTTGCAAGTCTTTTCTCTTTCACCGGCTCTTAACCCAAGTTCTTTATTCTTTAATTCTGATGGCACAAAGATGTATGTTATAGCTGCTGGTTCAGTCTATGAATATACATTGTCATCTGGGTGGAACGTATCAACAGCAACTTATGTTCAATTCTTTGATCTTTCGGCTACAGCGCCAAGCGCATCAGGTTTATTTTTTAAACCTGATAGCTTAAAAATGTTTGTTACAGGCACATCAGGGGACGCTGTTTATGAATACAGTCTCTCTTCTGCTGGGAATGTTTCAACATTGTCGTATGTGCAAAGTTTTTCTGTTTCTGCGCAAGATACTGGGCCACAAGGACTTTCGTTTAAGCCCGATGGAACACAGATGTATGTATTAGGCGGCGTTGGAGACGATGTAAATCAATATGTTCTGTCCACAGCTTGGGATATTTCAACGGCAGTTTATCAACAGATTTTTTCTCATGCTGCGCAAGATACGGCATCAGTTGGATTGTTTTTTAATCCAGATGGCACTGGGTTTTATATTGTTGGGGCAACTAACGATGCAGTCTATCAATACTCTGTTGGGACTTCAAGCCAAACATATTATGTCATCACTGACGCTACAAACTTTGAAGTTGGTATTGGAACAGTAACAGATGATGGTGTTACTTTAGCCAGAAACACTGTCCTTGAGTCAAGTAACAGCGATGCTCTCGTCAACTTTGCCGCTGGCGCTAAGACTGTATTTGTTACCTTCCCCGCAGAAAACACGCTAGGCACTGTACCAACGGCTGACAATAGCTCAGTAGGTACTGACTTGGTAGCGTGGCTGAACATCAAGAAACAACTAGATGCAGGTGTAGTGAATGGTGTGCCATATGCTAACAAGGGGACTAATGGTATTGTAAGTACGTACAGTTTGGTTTATACAACCGTTAATGCGTATTTGGGTGGTGTTTTAGCTCCTAACGGGGACATATATTTTGTACCATCTTTTGCAAATAGAGGTCAAAAGGTTTCCGCTACTGGCGTAGTATCTACGTATTCTTTAATTTATACAGCTTCTCAAGCATATGCGGGCGGTGTTTTAGCACCTAACGGCGATATACATTTTATTCCTGAAAGTGCAAATAGAGGACAAAAAGTATCTGCGGCTGGTGTGGTTTCTACATATTCACTGGTGTACACAACAGCAGACGCTTACTTTGGTGGAGTTTTAGCGCCAAATGGCGATATTCATTTTGTTCCTCAACGTGCCAACAGAGGGCAAAAAGTATCTGCTGCTGGAGTGGTTTCAACTTATTCTTTAGTTTATACAGTAAATGACGCTTATCAAGGTGGTGTTTTAGCACCCAACGGCGATATTCATTTTGTTCCATCCAACGCAGTAAGAGGGCAAAAAATATCTTCTACCGGAGTTGTTAGTACGTATTCATTAGTTTATACAACTACAGGCGGTTATATAGGCGGCGTACTTGCGCCAAACGGTGACATACATTTTGTTCCTCATATCGCTACTGTTGGCCAAAAAATATCTTTAGCTGGCGTTGTTTCTACCTATAGTTTGGTTACCACAGCAACCGGCGCTTTTCAAGGTGGTGTCCTTGCACCAAATGGCGATATTCATTTTGTTCCTTTTAATTCACTAGTTGGGCAAAAAGTATCTGCTACTGGCGTGGTATCTACTTATTCTCTACTTTATGCCGGTATATTAGACGGTACTTATGCAGGTGGAGTATTAAACACAAATGGTGACATATATTTTGTGCCTTTTGCTAATGGTGCTGCACTAGGCCAAAAAATCTCCACCAATGTCCAGCAAAAAGTAGGTTATGCTTTAAGTCCATTTTTCAATAAATTTTAAGGAGAGCCCGTGTACAACAGAGACAAAATCATAGCCACGATGCAAGAGATTTACGACGAGTCCAAGACGATTGCGCCTTATGTTTTGATTGCACAGCCACGTCGTAACTTAGAAGAAACCGCAGCACAGAATTTTGATGGATATGATGGCTTGCACATTGACCTGATGGGCTTCTCCCACGGCTTTGTGCATATCGGTGGCGAGAAGGTTGACGTTGCACGTAACTACTTGATTGAGCAAGCGCTGACCTCTGGTGCTAAGTACATGCTGTTCATTGGCGAAGACACCGTCCTGCCTTACGATGGCTTTAAGGTCTTGCATGAAACAGCAGAGAAGAACCCTGACGCAGTGGTCACTGGTGTGTACTACATCAAATGCTCAGACGCAATGATCATGGTACGCAATCAGGATTGGATCACTATCCCTAACGTCGATCCGGGCCAGTTAATTGAGGCTTGGCAGACAGGCATGGATGTGATGATGATTCCTATTTCATTGCTGAAGAAGATGAAAGAAGAAGCACCTGACCTGCCGTTTACCTGCATTGGCAACAACATCAACGATGAGATTCCTTTCATTGGGGAAGACAATTTCTTTGTTCACCGTCTGCACAAGCGCGGCACAAAGCTCCTAGTTAACACCGACGTTCAATGCCTGCACATGGACTTGGCAAGCGGTATGTACACAGCACACCCCTCCGTAGACCTGAAGAACTATTACACAAACATCAAGCCAACCCGTCCCTTGACGCTGGATGACAAAGAGTTCATTGACCGTCGCTGGGCTGATCGTCTGCCTGAAGGCACTGGTAGCTATAAGTCTGTCATTGCCAAGCTGCTAGAAGAGGGCCAGCCCATCAAGTTCAACATGGGTTGTGGGCGTGATCGTATTGACGGCTACCTCGGTGTTGATATGCACAGCGATACCGCAGACATCAAGCAAGACATTATGAAGTTAGATCTGCCAGAGCAGTGCGCCGACGAGATATTTGCCAGCCATGTGATTGAGCATATCCCCCAGCATCGCGCACCTAAAGTTTTAGAGAAGTGGCTGGCTACGCTGAAGGATGGCGGTATGCTGGTGATGGAAACGCCTGACCTTGCTGGGCTGTGCAAAGACTATTTAGAGCAAGACGGCGCAGATCAGCACATGACTGCGATGTGTATTTATGGCGCTCACGTAGATCGCATCACTCCTGAGACACAGGAAAAGGGTGCTTTGTCTCCACATCTGTGGGGCTACACACCTAAGTCGTTAGCGGATTTGTGTATATCGGTTGGCTTTAAAGACATCAAGATTTTGCCAGTAGAGGGGCAACATCCGGGTAAAAACTTTAGATTGGAGGCAGTTAAATGATTTCCTTAGAAGGTTTACAGTCTGGCGTGGCGGGTGAAGACCGCGCCATCGCTATTTTGAAGGTTGAACACAACGGTCAGACCTATGACTGGATGACGTTTGTCCCGCCTAACACTGATCTGGCTACTTACATTGTGGATTCAGAGACCCGTGTTAAGGCTGAGATTGATGCCAAAGAAGCTGCTTGGGCTGCTCTAACACCCAAGACACGCGAGATTGAAGGTATCAACGGTACGGAAACTGTCGCTATTGATAAGTCTGAGATTGTTCGTGCCGACAACCCTGATTACTACGCAAGCCGTCGGGCTGAGTATCCTACGCTTGCAGACCAGCTGGATGCAATGTGGAAGGGTGGAGATGCTATGACGGCAATGTCTGCAAAGATTACTGCGGTTAAGCAGAAGTATCCCAAACCATGAACTTAGCAAGAGAACATCTTGGAAAGATTATCAGGCTTGATGTTCTGACGATTGTGACGTTGCCTGACAACGTGTTTAGACAGGGCGAAATCCTTGTGCTGTTCAACAACACGGACAAGTTCACAACACTGGAGTCCAAGGTAGCAAACAACTACAGATCGGCTATAGGCATTAACAAGAATTTCTTTGAGATTCCTCCACGGGCGCTGATCAACATTGTGTTTGTTGCCGACGATACCGCAATTTTAACTGTGGGGCTGTGATATGAGTGGAATACTTTTAGCATTTGTTGGCGCTTCGTTTGGCGGCGGTGGCGTATTAGTTGTAGATGGCACGTTTTCGGGAGCGCCAATGGCAGTAGTTGCCTTTGGTGGGTGAATTAAATGGCTGATGTAAAAAACCTCTTGGAGCTGTAAATTGACCCGCTCAGCATCCTATTTGCCGCTAACGCTTGTGTTGCCGCAATTAAACAAGGATGCAAACTCTACAAAGACGCAAAAACGTCTTTCATGGAAATCAAGTCAGCCGTCAATGACGTTGTTGGTGTCGCAAACGAAGTCCGTGGGTTCTGGTCTAAGCTCTTTGGAACAAAACAAGACACGCCAAAGCCTGTGGCGAAAAAGAAGGAAACCTATGTAGCCGTTGACGAAACCCAAGTCATGGCAGACATTGTTACTCAGTTGTCTCAATTCTTCAAGCTGCAAGAACAGCTTGCTGACCACATAAGGGAAGAGGAAGAGAAGAGCAAAACTGTCTACGACCCTGACGCTAACCTGATGGAAGCCGCCCTAAAGCGGGTAATGGCTCAAGACCAAATGGCGCTGTTGGAGGTTGAGATAAGAGAAGCGATGGTATACGGCGCTCCTAAAGAGATGGGGGCCTTGTACTCCAAAGTGTTTGATATGCGAGATGTCATCAAGGTAGAGCAAGACAGGGCAAGGAAGAAACGGGATGATGAGTCATGGCAACGCAAGGAGCAAGAAAGGCTGCTAAAAGAAAGGCAGGCGTATCTACTAGCGACTATCCTATTCCTCCTATATATGTGGTTGCTCCTCGGCCTCTTGTACAGGATTGGGAGATAGTTGTGGGATGGATTGCCGCTTGCGTGCTTGTAGTAATGCTGCTTCCGCTGCTTGGAATGTTGTACTTGGATGTCCTTGAGGCCAAGCATGATGCCAAGGTGCAGATTGAAAAGATGGAAAAACTGCGTAGAGAACTTGAAAAGGAAAGAAGAGATGATTCCCATAGTCGCATCCCTCCTAGGTAGCCTAGCTCAAAACGGGCTTACCCTGCTATCTAGCGCAATCCAAGCCAAAGGCAAAGAGGTGGTTGAAAAAACTTTGGGTGTAAAAATACCCGACAACCCAACCGCAGAAGATGTCAGCAACTTGCGCCAGTTGCAGTTTGAGCATGAAGAACGCTTACTTGAGCTAGGTATTGAGAAGGCCAAGATGGAGTTGGCTGAACTTGAGCTGTTTGCCAAAGCCGCGCAGAACGAAGACGACAACGTCACAGACCGCTGGCAATCGGACATGAACAGCGATTCTTGGTTGTCCAAGAACATCCGTCCCATGAGCCTAATTGCCATTTTCTTTGGCTATTTTCTGTTTGCCATGATGAGTGCCTTTGGTTTAAACGCCAACGAGTCCTATGTCCAATTGCTTGGGCAGTGGGGTATGTTGATAATGGGTGCTTACTTTGGTGGCAGAACTATTGAGAAACTGGCTGAAATGAAAGGTAAGAAATGAAAGCAAAACTAACTTTTCTTGTGACTTTGATGGTCAGTTTCACACTATGCATTGTTGTTGTTGGCATGGTTGGCGTCTTGATGGCTGGCTTGTTTGACCCTCTTGTTGATAACGCCGAGATCTTCAAACTGATTAGCCCAGCGTTTCAAACCATTGTTGGTGGCTTTATTGGCTTACTTGCTGGCGTGAAGCTGTCGCATGGCGAAACGGAGGAGAAATGAGTTTAAGCACCGAACAAGCTGCATTTTTGTTGGACATGTGCAAGCTAATCCAATATGCCACCGACCAAGGATTCGTGGTGACCGGCGGGGAACTGGCGCGTACGCCCGAACAGCAAGCCATTTACTTCAAGACCGGGCGATCTAAGACCATGAATTCCATCCATTTAAAACGTTGTGCCATAGACTTGAACTTTTTTAAGGACGGAAAGATCATTTGGGACAAGGCAATCCTTGCTCCTCTTGGGGCATATTGGGAAACATTACATCCAAAGAACCGTTGGGGCGGCAACTTTAAGTCATTAGTAGACTGCCCTCACTTTGAGCGTAATGTTGGTTAAAGGTTATAATTCATCAAACTGCGCATGCTGAATCAGCGGCTAATACCCATGGAGTATTTATGAGCTATAGCATGACTTACGACAGTCTGCTGGTGGACGTGCGACGCTACCTTGAGCGTGGTTTCACACAAGAGAGCGACCAAATCGTTTACGACCAGCTTCCTCGCCTAGTTACACTAGGTGAGCGTCGCATTGCCCGAGAGCTTAAAATTCAAGGGTTTATTAGGGCTGTAAGTACCCCTTTATCCATTGGCGTGGCTGTTTACCTTAAGCCTGACAGATGGCGCGACACTATTAGTATGACTGTCACAGGGTCGCCTATTTTTGCCAGGGCTTACGAATATTGCCGCAGCTATTGGCCTAATGAATCCCAGACTGCAGCGCCTCAATTCTATGCAGACTATGACTATCAGCATTGGCTGATAACGCCAACGCCTTCTACAGTACAAACTCTTGAGATTTTGTACTACGAACAACCAGCCCTTTTGGGCGATGACTTACAAACCAACTATCTTACTGAATACGCCCCTGACGTGTTGCTGTACGCAACTTTACTTGAGGCTGCTCCATTCCTTAAAAAAGACGAGCGTATTCAGACGTGGCAAGGAATGTACGACCGTGCTGCTCAGGCTCTCAATGGAGAAGACCTCAAGCGCATCATGGACCGCTCAGCAAATAGGAGTGAAGCGTAATGCCTATCTATACAGACGTCTTTGGTGGCGCAAACATTTATCCAAGCGAGATTAGCTATAGCGCTATCACGCTAACAACCGTGGATGTGACGCTAAGTTGGCCTGAGGAAACTAGTACTAATACCAATCTTGCAACACGCATTATTGATGTAACAGCTACTAATTCAGGTAGGTCAATCTTTTTGCCAGATGCGCAAAAAAGTGGCGTTGGCAACACAATCTTGTTCAATAACCAAGGCGCTCAAACTTTTATAGTTAAAAACGCCGGTGGTACGCAAATTGTTTCAATTCCTACTGGAACTGTTTGGCAAGTTTATTTGACAGACAACACTACTACAAACGGTTTGTGGGAGTCGCTCCAATTTGGATCTACTGTCTCTTCTGCTAATGCGTCAGCTCTTGCAGGTACAGGCATTGTGGCTGTGGGCACACTATTGTCTCAGTCTGTACCTATTACTCAGTTCAATTCAAACTACACGGCAGGCGATACGGATAGAGCCAAGATGTATTTGTGGACTGGGTCAGGGGCTGGAGTGTTGACTTTGCCAAGCGCCGCTGTTGTAGGCAATAACTGGTTTATGTATTTGCGCAACTCAGGCGGCGGTCAAGTCACACTTACTCCATCCGGCATCAACACAATTGATGGTTTGGCAACAAAAGCTTACCAACCAACTGAGTCGTCTGTGATCATCAGTGATGGCACAGACTTTTACACACTAGGGTTTGGTCAGGCTTCAACATTTGTTTTTGACTACACCTCAATTGCTGTTGCAGGGACTGGTAACTACACACTAACTGGTTCTGAATTAAATCGTATTGCGTACAACTTTACCGGCGTTTTAACTGGAAACCGAACCATCATTGTTCCTGCCACGGTTCAGCAGTATTGGGTGAGCAATGCCACCACAGGAGCTTTTACGCTGACTGTTAAGACTTCAGCAGGAACAGGAGTAACTATTACTCAAGGGGCTAGAGGGATATTTTATTGTGATGGCACTAATGTTGTTGATGCAGATACATCCACAGTCTCTACTCCAATATCTGTTGCCGATGGCGGTACTGGTGCTACAACTGCAGCAGGAGCGCGCATTAATTTAGGTGCTACTGCTGTTGGCGATGCTATCTTTATTGCTGCAACACAACAAGCAGCTTGGACCGCTTTAGGCGTTGCGCCTTCTGGTGTGGTTAATGGCGGTACCTACTAATGCCAGAATCAACAATAGTCTTAAAGTCTCTTGCCGGTATCAAGCGCGATGGTACTAAGTACGATGGTGACTTTTACGTTGATGGCCAGTGGGTTAGGTTTCAGCGGGGACTTCCTAGAAAAATTGCGGGTTACCGCTCAATTAATAAATATCTGACTGAAATCTCTCGTGGGTTTAATAGCTTTACTCAACAAAGTTTGCAGTATTGCCACTCTGCAGGTGCGTCTACTGTTGAGCGTTTTACGATTGACGCAACTAAAAATAGCTCTGTCATCAGCTCTAGAACGCCTGTGGCTGTAGCAGCAACAGGAACTGTCACCTTAACGGGCGGAGGAGCTGGATCTGTCAATAGCGTCACAGTCAATGGCGTGACAATTACATCAGGCGCTGTTGCGTTTACAACTGACTTGCCTACGACTGCAACTGCTGTTGCGGCAAACATCACAGCTTTTACGTCTACACCAAACTACTCTGCTGTTGCGGTTGGTGCTGTGATCACTATTACGGCTGCAACTGCTGGTCAACCTACAAATGGGTTTGTTGTTGTGGCTAACACAACAATCATCACAACGACTGTGACCAATATGGCAGGCGGCCTAAACGCACTAGTCACTTCTGCTTACAACCAGTGGATGTTCCAAACGGCTTATGACGCATCAACGACTGACAACTCAATCATTGCGCACGTAGCCCCTAACTTGCAATGCGTATGCAACGACGAAGGGGGTCAGATTTTTTATGGCGATGTTTTAGGAACTGATGCGTTAAAAGAGATTCCATTGCCTGCAGGTGCTAACGCCACCGGCGGCATTGTGATGCTGTTCCCTTACTTGTTTTATTACGGCACTGCTGGAATTGTGGGCTGGTCTATACCAGGCACATTTACTGATTTAAGCGGTTCAGGTTCAGGCATTGCTAGGGTTTGGGGTCAAAAAATTGTCAAGGGTATGCCATTGCGTGCAGGCTCAGGGTCAGCACCTGCAGGTATATTTTGGGCCTATGACGCTGTGATTCGTGCCACTTTTACAGGCGGTGCAACAGTATTCCAATTTGATGTGATTGCTACAGACACGTCTATCATGTCTCCTGACTGCGTCATAGACTATGACGGTGTGTTTTTCTGGTGCGGTGTTGACCGGTTCTTAATGTTCAACGGCGTTGTGCGTGAAGTACCTAACCAGCTCAACTTAAACTACTTCTTTGACAACATTAACGAAAGTCAAAGAGCAAAAGTCTTTGCATTTAAAGTTCCGCACTTTGGCGAAATCTGGTGGTGCTACCCAAGAGATGATGCCACAGAATGCACTCATGCCATCATTTATAATGTGCGTGAAAATACTTGGTATGACACGGCGCTTCCTGAGTCTGGACGCGCTTCTGGTGGGTATAACAATGGCTTTGCAGCGCCTTTGTTGACAGACTGTATTACTACGACAAGTGGTTACCGCGTGTGGATTCATGAGCAAGGTGTTGATGAGATTGAAGGTCAGTTTGCGTATCCCATAGAGTCTTATTTTGAAACAGCAGACTTGTCCACATTGCCACAAGGCAAAAACGAGTATTTAAGAATCACTGAGATTGAACCTGACTTTGTACAAAATGGGCCAATGACCGTACAGGTCACAGGCCGAGCTAATGCAAGAGCGCCTGAAGTTTACAGCAGTATTTTTTCATTCCCTGAATCTGCAACTGAGCCATACCAACAAATTGTTATGCTTAAAGAGCAGCGTCGAGAGTTGCGTTTGCGCTTTGAGTCAAATGCCGTGGGTGGTGATTATCAAATGGGACAGATTATTGGTCACGTTGATTCTGGCGATAAGACGGTGCTTGGATGAGCATACGTATTACTTTGCCAACATACATGGGGTTGCGTGACTGGGCTGACCAGATTGCGCTTGACTTGGACAATTATGGATCGTTTGGTCGGTTAGATGATGTTGAAAATTGGCAGAACTGGGCAATGCAGTTTTTGAATAACACGTCGTTAGGTAGAAATTTCCCTTTGCCTTACGACTTTGATGACTGGCGTGACTGGGCCGAGAGGTTCTGTCAAACGGCTGAGTAATGCGGTTTATTGGTTTTGAACGTGAAGATGCGGCAGAGGCTTGGGCGCGTACAAAAATTGAACTTGAAAATGCGCCTGAGTTTTTTAGGGCGATGGCTGCTGTTGATGAGAATAATGAGTTTGTGTGCGTAGTAGTGATGACTAATTTCACACCGCGCAACATTGATCTTAGCATTGCCATTGACAGCAAGAAGGTAACGCCGAAAGGCACAATTGAGATGTTTAATGAGGTTTTTGGTTTTGTGTTTGACAAACTAAAAGCAGCCAGAGTAACCGGCTTGCTAAAAGGTAAAAACAGAAAAGCCAAAAAGCTTAATGAGCATTTTGGGTTTAAGTTAGAAGGGGTAATGCGCAAAGCGTTTGTTGATGACGATTTGCATATTTACGGATTTCTAGCTGAGGATTATCATTCACACGTCTGGTACAGAGGTTAAATATGGACATTAGAACCGTTATTACACAAATGGCTGAGCAAGATCCTCAGTACGCGCAAGCTGTTGACGCAATGGAGTCTCAACTAGCTCGTAAACCTATTGTGCCAGAAGACCTTGATGAAGCAATTCAGGTTTTGGAGTTTGTGCTTCAAAACCCAGATAAGTATGAGGAAGTGCGTGCAGCCGCTATTAGAGACGGCGATATTGACGCAAAAATGTTTCCTGAACAGTTTGATCAGGTGTTTGTTGTGTCTTTGCTTATTGCTCTTTATGGTGTGCAAGACCGGTTAAAAACACAAGGCTATGCTCGTGGCGGTTTGGCTGTTGCAGCTAGACGCGTTGCAGCAGCAGGCCGTAGGGGTGATAGTCAATTAGCTCATGTTAATCCACGTGAAGCTGAGATGCTCAAGCGCATGGGCGGTTCAGGCACTATCAATCCAAACACCGGCTTGCGTGAATACAAAGATGATGGCGACTTGTTTGCTACACTTTTACCTATTGCCATTTCATTTATTGCTCCAGGCCTTGGAACAGCTATTGGCTCTGCCATGCTTGGAACAGGTGCAAGCGCTTTAGCTACCGGTATGTTGGGTAGCGCTGTTATTGGCGGCGTAAGTTCTGCTTTGACTGGCGGCGATCCTCTTAAAGGCGCTTTAATGGGCGGCTTGGGCGGCGGTCTAGGAGGCGCGGTAGGTGGCGCAGCTAGCGATGCTTTTGGTTTAGGTTTAGGTAATGTAGGTCAATCTATACTTGGCAGCGGTATAGTCGGCGCTGGATCAAGTTTGCTAACAGGTGGTGATCCTATTAAAGGAGCTCTGCAAGGCGTGGCAGGCGGAGCTCTTGGCCAATTTGCAGGTGGATCAGGTAGTCCAACTTCATTTGATAAAGGTGTTAACAGCTTTGGCAACGCGTTGACTGCTGGTTATGATCCTAAAACAGCGGCTTTGATGGGTGTGACTTCAGGTGTTACAAACGCTTTTAAGAAACCATCTGACTATGCGGTTGATAAACTTAAAATCGATGCTGATCCTTCTAAATCAACTACTAGGTTTGATGGCACTCAATCGCCTGACCTAAGTGTTAAGCCTGAAATTGCCATAGACAATTTAGGAAATAAAGTATTAGGTGGTTTAAGCCTTATAAGCGCTTTACAGAAACAACCACCGGCGGCTCAAGAGGCTATTAGCAAACTATCTCCTGAACAGCAAGAATATTTTAATCGTCCTTCAGTTGCTTGGGATTGGAACAAAATGCAAGCCGATGCTAATGCGGCTAACCTGAGTCTTGGCCAATTCATGGCCTCTAACTGGCCAAGAATTACAGGTTACGCATCTAGTACGCCAGGGGCGCAACAAGGGGCTTATAATTACCCGCAAGCGCCCGTTGGTAAAGCACGAGGCGGCGCTCTGTCAGCTGTTGCCCGGTTCGCTCAAGGCTCCGGTTCTGGTCGAGCAGACACCATTGACGCTAAACTTTCTGATGGTGAATATGTGATTGATGCAGAAACAGTTGCAATGCTTGGAGACGGCTCTAATAAAGAAGGAGCTAAGCTTCTTGACGCTATGCGTCAAAACATTCGTTCACACAAGGGTAAAGCCTTAGCTAAAGGAAAATTCAGTCCTAATGCTAAGTCTCCCTTAGCCTATTTGAAGGAGTTTGCATAATGGCAAGTTTATTCCAAGGGTCTCCCCAGACCGCAACATCTTACGCCACCTCTTCCACTGAGACGCCTAAGTGGATGCAGGATGCAATTTACAACCAAATTCAGATTGCACAAAATATTGCTAACAAACCGTATGAGTCTTATGACTTGCCTACCGTTGCCGAGCTTTCGCCGTTGCAACAGAAAGCATATAAAAATGTACAGAAAAATCAAGGTTTTTATCAAGGAGATATTGATAAAGCCCAAGCCGGTATGTACCAATTTGGCAGCAAAGGTACTGCTTCTGAGTTAGAAAGAGAACAAGAGAGATACCTTCAAGATCCTAAAAACGTGATGGGGCAGCTAAAAGCCGGTCAAGGTTATTTTGATACAGCTGGAGATACTACTGCAAACGCTATTTCTGAAAGAGCATTGGCTGCGGCAAACCCTTATCTAACAGCTGCTTCACAATCGGCAGCAGGCGGTATAGATCAGTACATGTCTCCTTATCAAACAGGGGTAATGGATGCAATTGCTAAGCAAGGCGCTCGTAATTTAAGTGAAAATCTTTTGCCAGGCGTTTCTGACTCTTTCATTAAAGCAGGTCAATTTGGCGGTACTCGCATGGGTGAGTTTGGTTCACGCGCATTGCGTGACACGCAAGAAGCTGTACTCAATCAACAAGCTCAGTTGGCTGACAAAGGCTACGGACAAGCTCTTAGCGCTGCTCAGACTGATCTTGCGCGCCAAGCACAATTGGCAAATACTGTTGGTAGTATTTCAGGCGCCGACCTTTCTAGGGTTCTTCAAGGTGCTGGTCAATACGCTAACATTGGTCAAGCGTTAACCGGTGCAGGTCAAGCTCAACAGCAATTTGGTCTAACTGCGGCTGCTCAACAACAACAGGCTGAAGCCGCTGACTACCAGCGTCAAATGGCAGCGCTTACTCAGTATGCCAACATGCAGCAGCAAGAACAAGCTATGCGCGCAGGTGATGTTGCATCCCTTGAGGGTGCAGGTGCAGCTCAACAAAATCAAATGCAACAAAAACTTAATGCAGCTAAATCACAATTTGAAGCTGCGCAGTTGTATCCTAAACAACAAGCAGACTTTCTCAGCACGCAAATACGCGGTATGGCTCCAATCACACCACAAACTACAACACAGTCAGGCGGTTCAACCGGTGCTACGTATTCAGCTTCGCCCTTATCTCAGTTGGCGACCGGCTTGTATACGTACAAAGGTCTGAACGCTCTAAATCCATAAGGAGCAGACATGGGGTTTGAACTTAATCAAATTATGAAGCAGTACGGCGTAAGCACGCCTAGTATGGCTTCATACACTGGCACACCGCCTCCTTCGGCCCCTACAGCTCCTACCGGAGAAAGACCTGCTGGTGATATTGGAGACGCTGACCTTACAGACCGTCAACAAGTTTATGATCAACAGCTGACTAACTACAATAATTACATTGCAGACCCTGGCATATACAAAATGAGTATGGGTTTTGATGCAAGAAGTCCTGGTAGTTTTACAGCTCCGACACGCCCTTCAGGTGATCGCCCCGGTGGCACAGGTACAAGCGCTAGTGCTCAAGCAGCTTACGATAAACAACTAGCTGACTTTAATGCCTACAATGCAGACCCAAATGCTTTAAGCGAGCAAATGCGCAAATACGGTCTTGATCAGAAATCTTACGATGCGTACAAAACTAGCTATCAAGACCGGCTGCAAAACACGCCAATGTATGCGCAAAGTCAATTTCAGACACTTCCTGTCTCTTCTATTGCCCAAACAAACCAGTCAGCACCATCTGGCAATCAAAGCTTGATGGATGCTACAGGTAGTTATTACGGTAACCAGCTTAAAAACCCGACTTATGGCGCTGTGCCTATATCTACAATCAACGACACACCTCAACAAAAGTCTGACTACTATCTACAACAACGCAACATTGGTTATACGGATGCTGACTTGCGTAATGCGACAACTTCTACTTTTGGCAAACAGGCAGAAGGAGACTGGTCGCAGCTTATGGCGGGTGCGTATCCTCAATACGACGAAGCTATTAAAGATGCTTATAAAAATATTGGTCGCAGCTGGGAGCAAGGAACAATTGATCCTATTTCCTACAATTCTTGGATGAACAATCTTATAACAGGCGCTTTCAACCCTAAAGATCTTAAAACCACATTTGCAAAAAATTTGGAGGAAGGGGCAGATTGGTTAGGCGCAAAAGAACCAGATTATTTTACTAACCAATTTGATTTTGCACGCGGCGGCTCTGTTCATAATCTTGCGGCTAAATACGCTGATGGTGGTCCGGTCGATGAACCAGTAGAAGGTGACAGGTCGCAACTACTAGCTGCCGCTTATCCTGACTATAACGCCGATTTGATTGATGCTTATAAGAGCATTGGCCGTAGCTGGGAGCAAGGAACAATTGATGCTCCTTCTTATAATTCTTGGATGAATAATCTTTCAACAGGCGCATTCAACCCGAAAGATCTTAAAACCACATTTGCAAAAAATTTGGAAGAAGGAGCAGATTGGTTAAAGAGGGATGCAACTCCTGAGTCTTTAGCTCGTGATTATCCTCAATACAATGCCGATTTGATTGACGCTTACAAGAGCATTGGCCGTAGCTGGGAGCAAGGAACAATTGATGCTCCTTCATACAATTCTTGGATGAATAATCTTTCAACAGGAGCTTTCAACCCGCAAGATCTTAAAACTACATTTGCAAAAAATTTAGGAGAAGGAGCAGATTGGTTAAAGAGGCCTGTTGGAAGTGGCGGCAGTACCACTAAAGACAAACTAGAAAAAGCCGCAATTAATGCTGCACTATCCTATGCTCTAGGCCCAACATATGATTATGCTAATGCTGGTCGTCAGTTTATACAAGGCGATATCCCAGGTGCTATAGGCAGTGCCATCTCCGGTGCAACGGGCGGCGTATCAAAAGTTCTGAAAAAGCTTAGATTTGAGGATGGCGGCTCCGTTCACGATCTGGCTGCTAAGTACGCACATGGTGGTCCAGTTAAAACTCACTACCAAACAGCTGGCGCTGTCAGGCTACCTAGTGGTTACGGAAGCCTTGAAGAAGAAGAAGATTTTACTATGCGCACTCCTCCATCTCTTGCTATAGTTAGTCCTAATAATGAAATGCCTGATAGAGCTCAATTTGAAAGGATGCCTCCTGTAGCTTTAGAAGTGGTTCCAGAGTCTAGGCCTATATTAGCTGAGATTGCTGCTAAGAATGCACCTGCACCGGTTGCTGTAGTTCCTGCTCCTGCTCCTGTTGCTCAGGTTGTTGTAGCTCCTAAAGCGGCTATTCCTGGCAATGAGCGCATGGCAAACTTGCAAGCAATGCTTGATGTTTATGGTCCAAAAGACAGCGCCTATGCTGCTGACCTTAAAACCGCGCGCGCAACCGCCAAAGCCGATAGCGATGCATTTGCTAGGATGCTCACTAGCACAATGAGTTCTCCTGAAGATGCTCAAAACTCTAAAGCAGAAATATATTTCCGCTTAGCAGCAGCGTTTGGCGCACCCACTAAAACTGGCCAGTTCAGCGAGAATCTTGGCATGGTTGGCAAAGAGCTAGGCGAATACGCTAAAGGCAAACGAGCTACTGCCAGAGAAAAACAACTACTTGGTCTTGAAGTTCAAAAATTAAAGATGGCTTCTTCAAAAGAAGACTTGAACACATTGCGCACTTTGGCCGGTGAAGAGATAAAAGACAAGCGAGCTATAGCTACTGAACTGATTAAAGATTACATCAAATCAGGCGAACCTCAGTCTTCTGCTGGCAAACAAGCTCTTGATGAAGGTCTTAAACCGGGTACTCCTGCTTATCAGAAACGTGTTGCAGAGATTGGTAATTTAAACATTGAAGGCAAGATGGCGCAAATAGCAAGCGCATTGTCAGGAGTAACCACCCAAGCTGCCAACCTTTCTGTGGCTCAATCTAGATTAGATCTGGATCGTGAAAAACTTGAACAGCAGAAAGCTCAACAAGCTAAGTTAAGCCCAGGCGAAGTTAAACTTAAAGTTGATGCTGAAGATACACTGGCTCAAACTGAGCAAGCAATGACTAATTTAAAGAAAGCTTATTCTTTAAATCCCAACACGTTTGATGGATCACTGCTTGATGTTGCTCAGCGTAAACTTTATGAGTCTGCAGGGTCTAAAGATCCTAAGGTGGTTGCTACTCGTGAGCTAGAAAATTTGCTTAAGAAAGCTTCTCTATCGCAGTTGAAAGCAACCTTCCCAGGCGCAATCTCTAACGATGAACGGGCCGCTCTGGATGCCGTCCAAGGTCTAGATGCTAAGAGCAAAGACGAACGTGCAGTCATTATGAAGAATGCGTTCACGGCGCTTAAATCAGTGTCTGAACGCCATCGTAGGCGCTTGCTTGAAATCAACCAAGGTGTTTATCGTGATACTGCAGCTCCAATTGAAGAGGGAGATAAGTAATGGCTACATCTAATCCTTACGTTGGAGGGGCTCGAGCCGCTATAGGTCAAGGTCTCGGCATGGGTTGGGGTGACGAAGCAGAAGCATGGCTTCGTTCTAAGCTTGATAAAAGCCCTGGCTATGAAGCAGAACTTGCCAAGATCAATAAAGAATATGCTCAGTATTCTCAAGAAAATCCATTTGTAGCTCCTGCCCTGGAGTTTACAGGCGGCGCTGCGCCAGCTCTAGCCGCAATGTTAGCTACTCCCGCTACAGGTGGCGCTGCCGCTCCAGCGGCTGTTGCCGCAGGTGCTCGCACAGCAGGCGCTTTGTCACGCTTAATGTCTAACCCTCTAGCTAGAGGTGCAGCAACTGGTATGGGCACTGGCGTTGTTTCAGGTGCAGGTTCTGCGCAACCTGGTGACCGCACTTCTGGTGCAGTTATTGGCGGGACTGTTGGCACTGTGTTTGGAGGCGGCGCTCCTGTGGTTATCCGTGCTGGACAAGGTGCTGCAAGATTCTTAAAAGACAGATTAAGTCGCGACCCTGATTACATTGAAAAACGGGCTGCTGCAAAAGTCAATGCAGCATTAGAACGTTCAGGAATCACTCCAAAAGAAGCAGCAGCTTCAATGTCATTAGACAGAGCTGCAGGAATACCTTCTACACTGGCAAACGTTACTAGGCCAACCGTCGGACTTGCAGAGATTGTGACAGCTAAAAGCGAAAGAGCGGCTGACACGCTTGCCAATATACTTGAAGCCAATAAATCAGGGATTAGAGAACGTGTAGTCGGTCAGACACAACGCGGTGTTGGAAACAAAGGCAACTTCTATCAGCAAGAACAAGACATGATTCAGAACTTGCGTGCCAATGCAAATACTCTGTATGACGAAGCTTACAAATTTGGAACAGTCAATGACCCTGTAATTAACCGCGTATTGCAAAATCCACGGTTTAAGTCATTTTTTGATGAAGCTAAAAAAATTGCAGACAATGAAAAGCTTGCAGCAGAATTGCGTGGAGAAAACCCAGCTAAGTATGTTTTAGATGACATCTTTATTGCAGATGATGTTGGCAATATTACTTTGTCAAAACTGCCTGATGTCCGCACTCTTGACTACATCAAGCGTGGCATGGATGCTGTGATCGATAAAGGTTACAGAGGCGAAGGTATGAGCAGCGCAGAAGCTAATAGCTTAAAAGGCTTGAAAAAATCCATGGTCTCTGCTTTGGACAAAGCCACAGAAGTTGATGGTGTTTCTGCCTATAAGACAGCTAGGGGCCAGTATGCAGGTGATGCAGAAGTCTTAGAGGCTCTGCGTACAGGTATGGCTGACTTTAAGAAGTTAGATCCTGAACAAGTCATCATGATGATGAAAGGTTTTAGTACAGCAGAAAAAGAAGCTTTTAAAACCGGCGCTATCCGCAACGTGTATGCCACTGTGATGGATCCTAGTGGCAACATTAATGCTGCTCAGCGTGTGATTGGTTCACCAGAAGCTAGAGATAGACTAAAAGCATTGTTCCCAAGTCAAGAAAAGTTTGATATGTTTGAAGCTGCTTTAAAGCGTGAAAATCAATTATTCCAGCAATCAAATAAAATTTTGGCAGGTTCTCCTACTGCCAGAAGGCAAGCAGGCATTGAAGCTTTTGATGAAGGTGAAAGCGCAGTCAATGCTTTTGTTGGCAATTCCATAACTGGCGGTTGGGTCAATTCTTTGATGAACATGGCTGCAACTGCAGCAACAAAATCAGATATTAGTGATGAAGTTGCTGCCAAGGTTGCAAAACTTCTTTCTTCTTCTAATCCTGCAGAAGTTGCGGCGGCTGTAAAAATACTTGAACGCAGTGCAGCTAAAGGCCAACAAGCTGTTACTAAGCTTAATCGTGGTGAGACAGGAGTAATTATGGGATCAACCATAGCATCATCGCCTTCTCCTGTTGACCCTGAGGCTAAACCTCCAAGCATTGAAGCTGACATAGACAAAGAGCAAGAATCTTTTTACCCAGGCTTTCAAATGATGGGGCCTAACATTGAGGACGACATTGAAGCAGACATGAAGAAAATGAAGTAAAATTTGATCACTGCCTCTTACGAGCAGTTGCCAACTTTTAACCCCGCTTCGGCGGGGTTCTTTTTTAAAAGTTCTCATCATAAAACTTGCGTAGCACCTCGTGCAAGTCTTGAGTCTTAAACTCCCCGCCTTGCCCACTCTCTATGTCTCCAATCCAGATAGTTCCTTGGTTAGGCACTCTGCCAGGCGCAATAAACAAGTCTTCTACTTGAACGTGCCAAGGGCAGCTTGGTTCAAACTTTTCCATGATTAATCCTTTTTTTAGTCATCATCGCCTCCGTTCTGTGTTGTAAATATCATCCAACCAATCATGGCGCATACAAACACAAACAAAATAGAACCTAGTGCCAATATCGCAGCCATTACAAGAATGCCGGTAATCATTTCTAACATGTTTTTTTCCTCTCAAACCTACTGTCTTTTAAAAATGCTCTTAACCATTTGCCTTTGCCAAGCTTGACCCACTCTTCGTATTCGCTCTGTGTTAATTTAACGCTAACACTTCTTCCGTTTTTGGTCATCTCACGTTTTGGTTTTAGCACTTTCTTTCCCTTTGCTGTAGATAAGTATTTGTTTTTTTTCGCTAAGTTTGTCCATTGCTTTTTGGCTTGCAATCTGCCCAGCCTTAGCGCCATGAGCAGCTTGCCTCATTTTTGCGTCAAGCGTAAAAACACTAGGACCTCTCCAATCAAAAACGTTCTTTTTCTGCATCTTTTCTCATCTTCACAATTACGTCTTGAAGCCTATACTCACAACTATGCTGGTTGCCGGCAGACTCAGTTACAAATACCAACCTGCACTCGGTGCAGTACCACGCTGACCCTTGAGAAACAATAGTTTCTTTGTCCTGGTGTATCCCTTTGGTTCTCCCAAAGAAAGTTCTTATGCGTTCAAGCATTATGTTTCCTCCATCTTCTACACAAATCTTTTGCTTCTTTGCTCTTTGGCTTTCTGTCGCACATGGCGCTGATTGATTTTTCTTTTGCCTGTACTTGTAGCTGTGCTGGTGTAAGCGGTTTTGGCGGGTCAGGGAAAAAGCCATTGAACCCCACAGTGCCTAGCACGGCACTGATAATGATTCGGTCAATCATGCTTGTCTTCCTTGTGCTGCGCTAGTCGCTTTTCCAGCCGCGCAATGCGCTCTTCGTTGTATTGCATGGCAGCATACGCATACTCAGCAGCAGTTTCAGCTTCAAGTTTACGTAAATGCGCCTCTTGCAATTCTGTATAAATCACCTCAGAAATAGTCTTTGGTCTAAGAATGTCTTTTATGTATTTGACCGTTGTTTCTCTAAAGTTCATAATGTTATCCTTGAGCTGCTAGAAGTTCAAGTTCAACTTCTTTTACACGCTCGCGCAAGATAATGGCTTCTTGCTCAAGGCATCAATCTTCTTTTCCATACGCTGCCTAGTC